GGCAAGGCCCGCCCCTGCCACCCAGACAGCCAGGTCCAGGGCGCTGGCCTTCACCTGGGGCGAGAGGGACTGGAAGCTGGCCACTACCTTCTCCAACCCATCCGCCACCTGCTTCGCCACCGGCATCAGCGCGTCGCCAATGTCAGCAGCCAGGGTGTAGAGCAGCGAGGTAATCCGCTCCACCTCCTTGGACATGGCCGCGTTGGACTGGGACGCGGCGGCCACCGCGCCCGCGAGTCCCGCCGCCACCACCGCGCCAATGTCCCCGAGGTCCCCGGCCTTCTCCTTCACTTCCTTGGCGGCCTTCTCCACGCCCTTCACCAGCTTGGCGAGGTTGGCCATGGCCTCGCCAATGGCGGCCGTTACCGCCACGTAGAGGTCGCCCACCTTCAGCCCGCCGCCAGACATGCATCACCTCTTCGGACGCTTTCGGAAAACCGTTGTCCCTGCGTGACCGCCGCTCCCGGGCCCCGCCTGGGGGCGTCCCGCGCGCAGCTCGTCGGCCTCCAGCTCACAGAAGGCGAGTAGGTGGACGACGTCGTCCCAGGCCCACCCGCGCACCGCGTCTGGAGACTGGCCCGTCAGCTTCACCACCCCATGCAGGGCCTTCAGCTCGGGGTGGTCTCGGAGTTTCCCTTCGCGCCCTCCAGCGTCGGGCCCGCGAAGGCCGAGGCCAGCTCGCCCTGCACCTCCTCCAGCCAGGGCTCGTTCTTCACCGCCGCCACGTCCGCCTCGGTGAAGACACGCGTCGCGGTGCCCGGGAAGTACAGGCAGCAGACGGCAATGCGAGCCATCATCATCATCCCCGCCGCCTCGTCCACGGGATGGCGGTTGTCGCCCATCTCCTTGGCGGCGCGCGACGCGGACAGCACGTCCATCTTCTCGCCCAGCGTGGGGCGGCAAATGTCGTAGTCGGCGCCGTCGAGAGCGACGCGCTTGTGGAGGGCTCGGCGGGTGCCCAGGGGCTTGCGGTGCATGACGGGTGCGGACATGGGTGTCTCCTCGAAGGTGGAAGGCAGTGGCCAGCTACACGGCAACAGGAGCGCCCTGGCCGTTGAGGGTGACTGAGAAGGTGACGACGTCCGTGGAGGTGCGTCCTTCCTCGTAGGACGTCACCGTCACCGGGTAGCGGTAGCCCTGGCTTCCCACGGGTGCCGTCTCGTCCTCGATGATGGTGAAGAACACCGTGGCGTCTGACTCGAAGGCATCGCGCAACACCTTCTGAGGCGCGCTGCCCTGGAGGACGTGGCCAGAAAGAGGGATGGTGAAAGACTTGAGGGTGCCCTTGCTGCGCTTGTACCCGTCATTCCCGAAGTAGTTGGTGTCGACGGTGTCCTTGGCGCGGTTGACAGGGGCCTCCGTGACACCATCCAGCGCGTCCACCTCGGTGGGTGCGGTCTCCGTGGCACGGATGTAGAGTTTGTCGAAGAAGGCTTCTCGGGGATGGGCCATGGGGAACCTCTCAGCGGGCGGGGAAACGACGAGCGAGGAAGTCCTGGAGGACGGCGGCGACGCGGCGGCGCGCGCTGCCTCTGGCTCGTCGGAACGATTTGCGGAGGAAGTGGGGCGGAGGGTTGAAGATGGGCTCGCCCCAGTGCCAGCCCTCGTGAATGGGGCCGGCGGACGGGTGCGAGTAGCCCGCCGCCCACGTGGTGGAGAGGGGCGGCCCGAGGTTGTACCGAGGACCGTCGAGGAAGGCCGTGTCGCGCAGGTGGCCGTCCGTCCCGTCCTTGCCCACCGGCACCAGGAACAGGGAGTAGTCGAGGGCGAGCCGCGCGATGTCCCGGCACGGCACGTCCAACGCGCGCAGCACATCGGCAGGAGAGCGGCGCAGGCGCTCCAGCTTCACGACGTCGACTTTGACTCGAACGGGCATCCCACTACTTCTTTATGGGGACGCTTTCCGGAACTGGCGCAGGACGACTGTCCTCCATCTCTATTGCAAAAGCCCCTGCGATTCGGGCTCGACAACAAGAACCGACCTTAAACTCCACCCATCAACACAGATAACAGCGTGGAAAATCATGACCCTCAAATTCCCATCAAGCTGGCGATTCGACGCCAACAAGACCGTTCCAGCAATCCCCGCCAACCTACTCAACGACCTCCACTCTCTCGCAATTGACCTCTCAGACCTGCACAAAAACCCACAACACATAGTTGAAATATTCAAGTCAAATTTCGGAAACCACTCAGCCAGTTCCAACATGGATTGGGCTGTATCCGATCTCCGAAGCGCAATGGAGAAAAAGGACCCCAACTCAGCAAACTTTATCTCTGCCTATTGGGCCTCCCTAGAGGAAACCCAGAAACAAGGAGTAGACATACCCTCGGCCGAATACATGAACAACCTCCTGAAAGTCCACGAGGTGCCCTTTGAAATACGGCCTCCAAATCTCGTCAGAGTCCTCCCATCCCATTCAGAACTACACCACCAAATAGACATAGACGAAGCCACCAACCCCCCCGACGCGCAAACACAGCACCAATACATCCAAGGCGAACTCCTCGGCCAAGGGGGATTTGGCTCCGTCTACAAAGCGACACGACACACCAGTGCAGGCACTTTCGAATTCGCCCTCAAGCGCCTTGACCCCAGCCCCTTCAACGAAGACGTCGGCAAGGCCAGACTCAGATTCCAAAGAGAAGTCGGCGCCATACAAAAACTCCAACATCGCGGAATCGTCCCCTATTTTGACGCAGGCTTCGACACTGAGGGGCGCCCCTTTCTTGTGATGCCTCGAATCCACGGAAGCAACATCAGAGACGCAGCAGGCATCGAGCCCTACTGGCAACGCGTCTCATTCATCACCGAAGTGCTCGACGCGTTACACCACGCACATAAAAACGATGTCCTTCATCGAGATCTAAAACCAAGCAATATCATTGTCCGCAATACAGACAAGCAACCCATCATCGTGGACTTCGGAAACGCATACATTGTCGACCGCCTCGACCAGGAATCACTCACAACCAAGGCCGTGGGCTCCCTTGGCTACATTCCATCAGAAGTAGTTGCGAACCCTAAAAACAGAAGCCCCCTACACGACATATACTCGTGCGCAGTAATAACGTACGAAATAATCGCAGGCCGGAGGCCTGATCCTGCCGACTACGAGAAGCTTGAGACACTAGATCCTGAACTCTCGCCGCTAGACCCGATTCTCAAGAAGGCGCTTGGCCCGGCATCAAAACGGCATGCTTCCGCACTAGAGCTAAAGAACGACCTACTAGCAATCATCACAAGCAGAAAGACATAGCATCACAAAAACACAGAAAATCGCACAACCAAGGTCACAATCCAGCGGTGCCGGTCCGCCCCGTCCGTCCCCAGGTAGACCGGGGCGCTCTCCTCGGCCCGCACGCTGATACCCGGAAAATGGGGCGACTGGTGGAGCACCGTGAAGGCGGCGAGCGCGAGTGACTGCCCCCCCTCGAAGTCCTCGCGCGCCGAACGGATGCGCAACTGACAGCCCGGGGACAGGTACGTCGCTCGTCCCAGCCCCAGGTAAGGCAATGGCCCAGCGCCGCCGCTCACCACCAAAGCCACGGCTCTGTCCGGCACACCACCATCCGCCTCGGGCATGGGGGCAGTGAAGAGGTTGGCGCCCGATGAGGGAGGACGCGTCAGCCCGAGGCCCGCCGCTTCCAGCACTGTCGCCAGCTCCGCAGCAAGGTCGCGATTCACAGCCACACCTTGCGAAAGCTCACCACGCCCGCGCCGTCCACCAGCTCATCCACCGCTACGGGACGCCGGGCACGATTGAAGTCGGGCACGTCCTCTCGTGACAGCCACAGGCGATGTTGAAGCGTCAGAGGTGCATCGATGTAGATGACATGGGAGGCAAGGTGCTCATTACCGCCCGCGTCGCGGATGAGCCTCCGACTCGGTTGCACGCGCGCTCGCGCCGAGGACACCAGCCCCAACATTGGCTTGCCGTGCGCATCCCTCCCTGTGACCAGGGAGTAGAAGATGATCTGACGGAACCTGTCCGAAGGCGACGCCATCAGCTCACCCAATGCAGAGCGTAGGGCGCGAGGAGCGCCTGCGCTGCCCCCGGAATGGGACTCTTCCCCTCGGCCTTCGCCGCGAAGTAGCTGACGCTCCAGTCGCCAATCGACTCACTGGCCACCATGGCGTCGACACCTCGCGAGCGGTAGAGCTGAACGGCAGTGAGGACGGCGGCCTCTTGCACATCCTCGGGAAGTGTCACCACCAGGGCACCATCGAGCGCCTGCTGGCCAGGAGTGACGTAGCCCCCATCGTAGACGACGCGGAGCCCATCCTCGCTACCGTCTCCATGGAAGTCCCCGAGCATCCCCGTCACCCCACCTCCCGCGCGCACCGTGGCCCGCCACACGCCGCGTCGTCGCCTCAACATGCCGGACTCGGCCAATCCGCCCGCAATCTCGTACTCGTCGGCGGAGACCTGGTTGCCACCCTCCCAGACTCCAGAGACAGCCAAGACGGGAGGGCGCTCCAGGAGAAGCAAGGGGCGCCCGTAACCAGCCGGGTACTCAACGAGCCCCAGGCCCCGCTCGAAGACCCGACAGCAGTAACCCGCCACGGCGCGGCTTGCCGCCGTGACGAGCACCTCCACGCGCGGAGACACGGGGATGCCCAAGTCATCCGCGACAGTGGAGGCAAGGCAGAGGTCCGCAGCTGAAGGCATGGATCACCGCACCGGAAACTCGTCAGCGCCGCCGAGGACGAGAGCCGCGCCCCATTGCGCGGTGTCCGTGCTCGCAGCCGACAAGTCGGGCGTCACCTTCATACGGAGGAAGCGCTTGCGGTTGGCAACGCGCAAGTCCACCCGGAGGCAGAAGGCTTGAGGCGCGGCGCCACCGGCCACCACCGTTACGGCATTGGCCAGCGTCTCATCCGCGCCGAACGTCACCCCGTCCTCGGATTCGGCCATCTTCACCGTCGCCTTGAGCGTCTGGCCCGCCGCACAGTTGGTGCTCCCCGTGAAGAGGAGCTGCGCGGAGTCGAACCCGTTGCGGTCCACGGCACCGCTCGTCACCTCGGCGGCGTCACCCGTCCCACCGGCCGTGAGCGCGCCGCCCGCCACCCCAACGGCCTTGTAGAAGACTTGGAAGTCCTGCGTGTTCGCGTGCATGTCGTGTCTCCTGGTGAGTCCGCAGGCTCAGTAGCCCTTGCGCTCCGAGAACGCCTTGTCGTGTCGCAATTTGAAGTCCCCTCGGCAGATGCCCCGGAGCGTCGTCTCGTCGTACTCGACGCGGACGTCGTGCTCCGACAGCACCAGCTCCGTGTCCACGCCATAGAGCAGCTGGTCCCACGTGCCGAAGAGGATGCGGCTCGGAGCAATCCGCGTGGACGCCTTGTAGGGGAAGCCGCGCAGCGTGCCCCGGTTGAGCATCTCGTCCCGGAAAATCCACGTGCCGCCGTCCTTCAGCCCGAGCAGCGCCGTCTCCCGCGTCGGGTGCAGCAGGAAGCCCGGACGCCGCAGCTTGATGTTCGCCTTGAGGACGTCCTCCACCATGCCGTCCACGTCCGCGAGGTAGTGGTCCGCGCTCGTTCCGCTCCGGGCCTTCGAGTGCGAAGAGTCCATCTGCGCCAGGACGCCCTTGGGGTTGGGACCCTGTCCGTCCCCGTTGAGAGCCGCCTCGTCCATGCCATCCGCCGTCGCCTCGCGGAAGTCCTCGGCCACACCCGCGTCACCCACCGCCGGGTTGCGCAGAAGGTCGTTGGAGATGTCCGCCAGAATCATCGCCTTGTGAGCCTTGAGGACCACCTTCCCGTGCGAGGGCTGCGTCTTCTCCACCTTCTCGCCCTCGCCAATCCACTTGAAGGTGACGCTCCCGGTCTTCTTGCCGAAGTGGAGTTCGCCCTTGAAGGGCACGGTACGAGCCCCCAGCGCGAGGACGACGGAGTCAGGACGGAGGAACTCAATCATCTCCCCCGCCTCCTGCACCGGCACCAGTACGCCCGCCGAGCTGAAGACGCTCTCCTGCACCGCCTTCTGGACGTCCGCGCCACCGAAGCGCTTGGCCTGCTCCAGCACCGCCTCGCGCGTCGGGTTTCGGCCCGCGTTGACGACGGCCTTCAGGTACGCGCCGAAGCCGTTCAGACTCTTCAGGATGCCGGAGACCTGGCTGTCCTCGGGCTTTGACTTCGCGCCCATGAGGCCCGCTAGCCCGTCACGCTGGCCCTTGGCCTGCTCCATCAGCTGCTCGGCCACGAGGGGCCCCAGCGACTTCGCCATTTCCTGCATCTGCTCGGGGGTCATCGCATCTCCTTGAAGTGCTGCAAGAGGGCCTCGGCCGTGTGCTTGGCCAGGGCGTTAACGTCGGGGGCTGGAGGGAGCGCGGCCTTGCTCCGCTCGCGCTCATCGAGCGTGGCGACCACGGCCTTCGCCACGTCCTGGATGAAGGCGGCGCGCTCGTCGGCCAGTTCCTTCACGCGCACCGCGCGCTGGTTGCCCGGAATCGTGACGACGGAGATTTCGAGAAGCTCTTGCTGCTCGCAGTCGAATCCGCCGCGCTCGTTCTCGTGGTAGCGGTGCATGAGGTAGCGCACCGACACGGCATTCAGGATGCCGCGCGCAACCTTGCTCTCCACCCTCCGAGCGAAGTCGTCTTCCTGGTCGAACTCGATGTCCACCAGGAGGGCATCGCCCTGGACGTAGGCGCGCCCCTTGCCGATGGGCAGGACGTCCTTGCGGCCCACACCGAAGAGGCCGCCGGAACCGTCGTCGTGGTTGTAGAGGACGACAGGGTTAACGTTGAAGGCGTCCAGCATCCAGCCCTGGACGCTCAGACGGTCGTTGTAGCGGTCGAAGTCGCCGTCGTTGGCGCGGAAGGTGTGAAACCTCGGCTGGTCTTCGACAGGCGCGGAGGCGTCCTTCTGGACGGCGAAGAGGAGGGACCTGGAGAGAGGTGTGGGCATCCACCTCTCTTTATGGGGACGTCTTCCGCAAATGGTCCCACGCCATCAGTCTCGTTTTCTTACGAGCGCCCCCTACACCTAGCCAGCCTCGTCCATTCCCCCCACATCTTCATCATCAACCAAGTCTGACTCATGCATATCAAATCCATCTCTTATCAAAAAAACCCTATCCCCTCTGGCCCCAGCGTTGCCCAAAATCGCGTCAACAACCTTCCTGCCCCAACCGCTCTCGCCATCTTCAACACCAGCATCCGCAAACTCAGCAGCAATGCGCACATACTCAATATAGTGCCTAACCAAAGAATCACACTCATCCTGGACATCAGGATCCATGGCTACTCCATCTGGCCATGTACCTACGCGCTTAATCATATCAACCAGCTTCGACTTCGAAACTTGAGGCCTAAGCCTTGGAAGCAGATCAACGCGACCATCCTCCGACTTCACCACAGCAAGGCATCGCCGCCGACGCTCAGCACCCTGCCTTTTCCCAAAAACATATCGCAGCGCCGAATTAAACCTCGCGCCGCGAGCAGGATCGCCGAGCGGATAGGCTTCACCATCAAGAATCACCCCAACGCCATGACACATCCCATTCGGATCCAGCAAGATGGCGCCATCAATAGATGCAGCATGAACTGCAACTGCTCCTGATAAACAGACTGGCGTCACCGGCATTGACTGAGAAGCCAGATGTTCAATCTCGCTTTCCGCGTCATCCACCACCACTACCAGTGCACCATGCCCCTGACGCAGCACATCATCAACCACACTCCAGGCGCGCACCGTTCCCTCGTGATGACTCTCCCCAAAAACCCGCAAGAACGCCGCCTTAAACGAGTCCTCGCTCAATTGAGGACGGGGAAGACTTGGAACCCCAAAAGCGACCTCCATGAGTCGCACATCCCCTACACCAACCCACCAACGACTCTGTCCACGAAATTCAACCCAGAACTCCAAGTTGCTTCGCTGGTTCCTGCGAACGAGGCCATGAAGCGAAGTCCCATCCGAATACAGGCAAAATTCCCTAGACGACAACTCCACAACCTTTCTTGCCCAAGCAGCCGAAGAGAGCGGAACCTTCTTCTTGAAGTCCAACTCAAACTTACCACCTCCTTCCGCCATCCCAAAAACGACCACAGCCTTTGCCTCGGCAGACTCATACCTCAGAGACGAAATAGCTCCAATCCAGTCATAGAGGCTGTCGCCACCCAATAGCTCATCCTGAATAAAGAACCGCAAATCCCCAAGCAGCCGACCACCAGCCTCTCTCAAAACGCCTTCAATATCGGCGTCTTCAATTTGACTTCTAAATCCCCCACTCTCTTTTCGGGCCTCATTCTCGATCCGACCAAGCAATGCTCTCGAAACCGCCTTGAGCATCGACCCCCCGCGCACACTCCAGTCCTCCGAGGCTACGTCGCCCAAGTGAGGACACTTGACAACATCATCAACCCGCATCTCTAAGACAAATATGACCTCATGCATCGCAACGGGCACTGCACTCGAAACAAGCGAAACTGTCTTCGCAGCCACGCCCTGACTTCGCACATCTTCCATTAGAGCCGAACGTAAAAACCATCCGCTCTCTGATTCACGAACCAGCCATATGCTCATCGCCATTTCTTTGGAACTCTCATCAGCCTTAGCGCGTGCGCGCTCGCGCAAATCATGAGGATCAACCACCCACTTCATGCGGGGGTCCCGAACAACAACTGGCTCGCGTTTATATTTTTCTTCGTCCCACCGAGAAACAGCAACAAAACCCAACAACGGAATATGCTCGACACCTAAATGATGAAATGTCCGCCGGACCAGCGTCCTAGCTTTGGTTAAGAAATCATCCTGAAAGTACCAAACCTTTTCCTGTCCATCGGAATTCGACACTTAAACCCCCATGCAAGCGCCAGTTTGTTCCCACAAATCACGTTGTCGTTGGAACCAAGCTTAGCCGAAGTCTTCTGAGGCCTGCGAGGCCTCCCCTGTCCCTAAATACTGGCCGGGAAGCGGCAAGGGGTACCCCTGACGACTTGGGTCTGGACGAAGTCCGGCCAGCTCACGCCATTCGTCATAGCTGAATGCTTCCGGCATGGTGCCCATGACACGGAGTTGGTGCTCGCGGTCCGCAGGGACAGGGCTGTCGTAGTCGAGGATAGCCCCTTCATCGCCCAGCAGCGGCATCAGCCGCATCTGGTACTCGGTGCGCAGGAACTCCATGCGAGGGAGCGTCGCCTGCTCGGCAAGGTTCTCCCGCGCCGCGAAGGCCGTGGCCTTGTTGGAGCTGGAGATGTCCCCGACGATTTCGGGGGGCACCCGGAAGGTCATCCGGACGAAGTCCATCAGGAAGCGGCGCAGCTCCACGAGCTGCATGTCCTTGAAGCTCGTGTCGAGGCGCGCGAACGTCACCTTGCCGCTGGTAATGAGCAGCTTCCCCGCCTTGTCCGGCCCCTGGTGCTCGCGCGCCAGCGACTCCTTGAACGCCTTCGCGCCCGCGCTGTTCGCATCGGACAGGCCCTCAATCGAAGCGATGGCAGGCGGCAGCATGTTGTTCCAGAAGGACGTCTTGAGGAACCGGGCCACGTACTCGTCGGTATCCAGCTCGTCTCCCAGCGCATAGGCCGGACCGATGCCGCGCCCCAGCGGGTCCTCCGGGTCCAAGCTGCGCAGATGCAACACGTCGCTGGCCGGAATCTCTCGCGACACCTTGCCCACCGTCACCGTGTACGTGCGTTGCTCGCGCGGCACGTCCAACGCGGGCAGCCGCGTGACAGTGCTCGGGGGCACCGGCCAGAAACCCACCGGCACACCGCCAACGCGCTCCAGCACCAGGAACGCCTCGCCCACCAAATCGAGGTACACCTGAACGAGCTTCGTCACCGAGCGGCCGGTGAGATGGTCGTTCGGGTCCGAGAGCAGCTTGAGGACGGGATGGTCCGGAACCTCCTGGGCCTCGCCGGCCTCCAGCATGGCTTTCAGCCGCCCAGTCCGGACCTCGCGCGTCGCGCTTCGCAGCGCGTAGTCCTTCACGGGATGCCCGTCCTTCTGGACACGCCGGTAGACGCGCCACTGCACGCCCGCCACCGAGTCGGCCACCACGTCCACACACGCGCGCAACCACGGCATCTCACGGTACGAGGCAAGGAGCTGCGCTGTCCCTCGACGCGGCGGTGCCTGCTGCCAGCGCACCAGCTCCAGCCCCGTCCCCTTGCGCGGCTCACGACTCACCGCCGCCTTCATCCGTCCCCAGAAGCCCATTGCCACCCTCACAGACAGAAGAAGGAATCCGCGAACACCAGCTCGTGGACGCCCCACAACAGGGCATCCACGCGGTCATCGCGGCGACCGTTGATGCCGCTGAACTTGGAGAGCTGGGACTCGAGCTTCGCGAAGGTGCCCACCAGCTCGATGCGCCCCGTCTCGGCCAGAGCGCTCACCGGTTCGGCGCGCTTGGACTTGGCCTCGCGGGCGCGGACGGGCTTCACGTTGACGTGGACGCCCATCTCAGAGGCCACTGTCTGAATCGTCGTCTCGACCATCTCCCCGCCCGAGTTCACCTCGGCCACAAGAGCGTCACATCCGAAGGCAAGGTACTCGCGGATTGCGGCGGCGGCCCACTCGCGCGGCGAGCCCCGGAGGCTGGCGTCCTTGAGCACCGAGACGCGCTTGAGTGACGCGCCGTCCGTCCCGACAAGCGGACTGTTTCTCACGCCCTGGACGATGATGCCTGTCTCGTCCGAGCCCGTCTCGCTGGTAGGCGCAGGGTCCACGGAGACGATGCGCCTATCCAACGCCCGCGCGTACTCGTGAGCGTCCGCCTCCACCCTGCCCCACCGCGCCGAGCCGAAGATGGCCCCCGGCACGTCCATCAGCAGCCTGCCGAGGACTTCCTGTTGGCCCCAGCGGGTGTGCATGAGGGCCTTCATGGTGGCCACGGCACTGGGCGCCAGGTTGGCGCGGTTGGCCAAAGAGGAACCCGTCCGCAGCACCACGCCAGGCCGAAGCGCCTTCGTCTCCGCGTCGGAGAAGAGAAGCTCTTCCAGCTTCCGCAACGGGCGGGGCGTGCCGGTGAGAAGGAGCTGGGGCGGGTTCGCAGCGGTGCCGATGCGCAGCACCATGGGGAGCTGGTCCAGAGCCGCCATCTCATGCTTCCACGAGGCCGGCTCATCGCCCCAGGCCCAGCCGCAGTTGGGCCCGCGCAGCCGGTCCGGCTTATCCGCCGAGTAGCAGATGGCATAGACGCCGTTGGGCCACGTCACGCGCCGCTTGCTGGGCTCATACACGGGCATGAACCACGGGGGCGACAAGGCGAGGATGCCGCTGGAGCCGCGAATCATGGTGTCGCGCACGTCCGCTGCCGTGGGGCCGATGAGCGCTCCAATCGTCTTCGCCTCGCGGGCCTTCTGAATCACCCAGCGCGCGCCGCTCCACGTCTTGCCGAAGCCTCGCCCGGCCAGGATGAAACACGTGGTGAACGAGGCCGGCGGCATCTGTTCGCGACGCGCCCAAAAGTCCAAGTCATGAACGAGCGTCTCCACCTCGGGATGGGTGAGCCGACCGAAGAGCCGCGCGAGGCCCTGACGGGTGCGAGCCTGTTTCACGAGGAATGCGGCCGGGGACTCATCCGGAGCGAGCTGGTCCACGAGCACCGAGAAGCGCGAACACCGAGTGTCACGAGACATGGCCGTCCCCTTCGTCCGTGTCGGTGGCGCTGGAGGCGCTCGCCTCGGGCTCGGGCTCGTCCGGGAGGAAGCGGCCCAGGCGCTCCATCAGCAGTTCGCGGAGGGCCTTCTCGTCGGCGGCCTTGTCCTCGGGCGCCTGCACCTCGACGTTGTCGCGTCTCCCGTAGAGGTCGGGAAAGCGCCGCGACAGCAACCACTGGACGTGCTTGGGGTTGTGAGAGGCGGCGGCCTGGAGCATGTCCGTTGCCCCCGCCATGAACTTCGCTTCCGCCTCGTTCACCGAGAGGAAGAAGTCCCGGTACAGGCCGCGCTGTTCCCCGGCGCCTCGGTGATACCAGCGCGAGAGGGTGTGCTCCTCGACGCCCACGAGGCCGGCAACGGCGCGGCGGAACAGGCCACGCTCCAGGTGGGCGCAGATGTCAGCTTGCAGCTCAGGGGTGAGCTTCGTTGGACGAGCCATTCATCCCCTTCAATGGGGACGCTTTCCGCGACTGGTCCGGAGTTCTCTTCAAACTTTCATTCAGCGGGCCGAACAAAACCCGAAGGGGCCCTGGCGTTTTCTTGAAGTTTTTCAAGCGTGGGGGTCCGCCGAGCAAGGCAGGAACGGGCCCGCAGTCCAAAATCCGGACCCGGGGGGCTCGCTAAGTCCAGCTACAGGTTTCGCATGTAGGACAAGTTCTCACTGCGGGCCCATGGCGAGCCGTGCGTTGCACGCTGCGACGTCCGAGCAGAACACCCGCCAGACGCGCGAGAAGGCCCCGCCCTCGCTCGTTTCGGTGACGTCGAGCCTTCCCCTCCCCTTGCGCACCAGGAAGCCACAGAGGGCGCACCGGGCCGCGTACCTGTTGCGACGCAGCTCCGATGCCCTGTCCGCACACGCGAGGTGACGTGGGCCTGTCTCCAGCTCATAGGCGATTCGCTCGCCCTCCAGGATGGGCGCGCCACACGCCGCGCACGGCCCGCCCTTCCTGGCGACGAGCACCGGCACTACAGGAGCCTCCCGCTCAACCGCGCGCGCAGCTCGTCATGGGCCTGGGCCAGCAGCTCGTCGACACGCCGCCGGGACATCCCCCACCGCGTAGCCACGGCCCGCGTCCCCTCGCGTGGCATACCGATGCCATAGATGCGGGAGAGCAGCTCCTCTTGCTGGGGCTCCAGCTCCGCGAGAGCACGTTGCACCAGGACAGACCGCTCATGCGCGATGAGGACGGACACAAGGCCGTCTGCCTCGCGGGCTCGTCTCTCGTCATTCTTCCGAGTCGCGGACGTGGAGAGCCCCTGCTCTGGCGCGTCTCGGCTGATGAGGTCCACGGCCTGCTGCCACTTGCCCTTGCCGCGCTGGGCACGGTCCGGCAGACACACGTCCGCTCGGTGCAAGCGGATTTGGTCCATGATGGCTCGGTGGGCTCGCCACTTCACCCACGTCGCGAAGCTCTGCTCTCCGCGCTTCGAGCGCTGATACGTATCAACCGCCTTCACGGCCTCCATCGCCGCGACTTGGACGAGGTCTTCCCGCGACAGGGAGCCTCTCGACTTGTCGAAATCGCACGCGAGCTTGCGCAGCTCGGGCATCAGCACTTCCATCAACTGGCTGGAGTACTCGCGCTCGGACTGCGCGTCGCCTGAAGCCCGGCACCCGCGAATCGCCAGCACCAGCGTATCAATCCACTCCCGCGACTCGCGTGGACCACGCCCACCACTCACAGACTGCGCGTCTCCCCGGGAAGACGCTTGTTTCACCGGACCTCTACCGCACAGCATGACTGCCCCCTGCGACTCGCCTCGTTGTGAAACACTCAAGGAACAAAGAATCCGAAGGGGAAGGCATCGCCAAGCAAGGCGCCTGCCAGTTCACACTGAGAACAATGGCTCGTGCTGCGAGCAACACCACGGCGAGCGAATGAAACGCCCGCACGAGCGGCATGCCGCACCCGACGACGAGGGGGACTCGCAGGACGCAACGTAGCGCCCGTCTCTGACACGAAGTCGCAACCATGCTGGAGAGGACAAAGCCCATGTCCCTTTCTTTTATGGGGACACTTTCCGCGAGTGGCTCAGGCCGCATGCGGATTCCTCGGCGGCAGAGGTCACCAACAAGGAGTCACTGTCACTAACTCTTCTCAATAAGGGATGTAGAAAAGTTGAGGTATCAGAGGACATGACAAAGACACACTGGAGTAGTTCTAGAGAACAGATGGAGCGGAGCTAGTGACGGGGACACCCTTCGATCGGGGCATGCCGAGACGCGGGAAATGAGCCCTGGCTGGGCCAGTCGCGGAAAGTGTCCCCATAAGTAAGTGCGTGAGCCTGCGATCTAGTCAGAGTCCTGCCGGAAGTGCCGCCCCTGTCGTCGGAGACACCCGCGTCCAAGTCGCCTTCTTCGATGGCGTCCAGGACAACAGACCCCAGTCCCAGGTGGTGACATGGGACGAGTTGATACAGTTGCTCACCACACATGCTGTGACGGCCTGCGCCCCGTGCGTCGGCCACAGGTGCCCCACGAAGCTGTCTCAACGGGCCTGGGCACCCGTCGACATCGGCCTGCTCCGCAAGGATGCCGAGGTCCGCTCTGTCACGGCAGCTGTCTTCGATTTGGACGGAGTGTCCACGGAGCAGACTGTCCGAGCCTCGGAGAAACTCGAAGGATACGCGGCGGTTGTCCACACCACCCATGGGCACCGCCCCGGCCACACCAGTCTACGCATCGTCGTCCCGCTCACGCGCCCAGTCCTGCCCGCCGAATGGCCGCGCGTGCGGGAAGCAGCGGAGCGACTGCTGGAGATGCCGGCGGACCCGAACACGCGGAACCTGTCGCGCATCTACTTCCTGCCTAACCACTCGGGTGAACACGAGGCCATCACCAACGTTAGCGAGGGCCGCGCGCTCGACGTCGACGCGTTGCTTGGCTCGGTGCGCCAAACACCGGCCGTCCCTGCCACTCCCTCCATCCCCATGCCCTCGGTGGAGTCGGGCTCGGCGGACCTCTACGCTCTGCGCGCCAAGCTGCGCCGCGTCCGCAAGCCCGAGCACAGCGCGCTCATTCGCCGCGTGCTGTCTGGAGAGCCTCTTGCCGAGGTGGGCATGCAGGACAACACGCTCAACACCCTCATGTCCTGCGTGGCTCACGTGCTGCCACCAGCCACACCCGAGGAGGCCATCCTGGAGGTGCTCCGTCCCTGCTTTGCGGCAACGGCATGGGGCGAGGGCACGGCGCATCTCTGCGAGGAGGCCCTCCTCAAGCTGCGTCGACACCGCGAGCGCCGCGTCCAGGGGGATGCCAAACGCGTCGCGGACAACCAGGCATTGTGGACCTCACTTCAAGGCAGACCGAAAACCGAGACGCCGGTATCCCATCAGGGGGACGCATCTACAGCTCCCGAAGAGGACTGGACGCGCGCGCTTCTCTCATACGAGACGAAGGACGGTAGGCGCCTCAAGAACAACGAGGCCAACCTCTTCACAATCCTGACGCTCTCTCCCGAGTGGCGAGACACCATCCGCTTCAACGAAGTGACGAAACACATGGAGTACGCGGGCGGCCCACTGGCGGACGACACGCCCGTTGACGAGCTAGACGGCCGCATCGCCTATTGGATTCAGAAAAGCGAGTACGGCCGCCTCGGCATGGACCCTCGTCCCGCTCATGTCCGGGAAGTGCTTCGGCAGGTTGCCTCAGAGAATGCGTATGACCCTCTGCGCGAGTACCTGGAGGGCCTCGTCTGGGACGGAGTTCCTCGCGCGGACTCTATGTTGGAGCGCTACTTCGGCGCCGAGGGCGATGCCGAGCACCTGCGCACCATCAGCGGCAAGTGGCTCATCAGCGCCGTGGCCCGCGCGTTGGAGCCGGGCTGCAAGGTGGACACGGTACTCATCCTCGAAGGGCCCCAAGGCATCCGGAAGTCCACGGCCTTCCGAGTCCTCGCGGGAGAGTGGTTCTGCGATGCCCCCATCAACATCCGTGACAAGGACAGCACCTCCCTCGCGGGCCGGAACTTCCTCATCGAGCTTGCCGAGGTGACGACGCTGCGCGCGTCCGAGGCGGAAGACCTCAAAGCCTTCATCTCGCGCAACGAGGACACCTTCCGTCCGCCCTATGGTCGCGTCACGGTGAAGACGCCGCGCCGTTGCGTCTTCGTCGGGACCACGAACTCGTCCGAGTACCTGCGCGCGGATTCGAGCGGCTACCGGCGGTGGTGGCCCGTCAAGTGCACCCACATCGACATCGCGGGCCTGAAGCGCGACAGGGGCCAGCTATGGGCCGAAGCCGTGGTGCGCTTCCTGAGGGGCGAGGAGTGGTGGCTCGAAGAGAAGCAAGCCCAGCGCGCGGAGCTGCATGCCCAGGAGCGCAGTGAGTCCAACGGAGGCCCGGACGACACGATTCTCCAGTGGGTGTTGAGCTTGCCGCCCGAGAAGCGCAACGAGGTGACGACGGAGCTGGTTGCCCGCGACGCGCTACTCCTCACCACGCCTGGGCAGATTCCGCGCGGCGTCCGCCTCGACATTGGCCGCGCACTGCGGCGACTGGGCTTCCAGCGCACCCAGCGGCGGATTGCCGGCATCCAGACGTGGGTCTACCTGCCGCCGGAGAACATCCGAATCGCGCCCCAGCAACTGGGTCCCGGCGCACCCCGCGCATTGTCCGTCCTAGCACCATCAAAGGTGATGAAGCCGTGACTCAAGTCAACGATGCGCGAAAGACCCTTCCTGTCCGGGATAGGTCCACGCCATGGCAATAGCCGTTGAACGAGGACTACGAGTCGAATCGACAGTAAGATACCAAACATGAACCGTCTATTCGCCACCGTTGCGCTCGGAATCTTCATCACATGGGCAGCCTACGCATTCGCGATGAAGCACATCGAATCACTCAACAACACTGGATGGCCAGGCACATTCGGCGACAGCTTCGGCGCGCTCAACACTCTATTTACAGGGCTCGCATTCGCCGGCCTCATCGCCTCCCTATCGCTACAAAGGACTGAACTCGCCCTACAGCGAAAAGAACTCAAGCAGCAGAGAGAGGTTCTCGAAGCTCAAAGTCGCGAACTGTCAGCACAAGCCGAGGCGATGAAGCGCTCCGCAGAAGCACAAGAAAGAACCGCGAAGGCCCAAGAGCAAGCAGCTAAAGCACAAGTCCGAAGCGCAACGATTGCCGCAAAAGCCGAGCAGCTAAAGGCCCTCGACGCAACCCTCGCCTCAATAGGCACATCCAGCTCCGGCCATAAGTCCAAGATATTCATTGACACCAAGGAAGCGCGCCTGAGGCTGATCGCCGAGATCATTCAAATGGCAGACGCAGTTGACTAGGTCGCCCTCCAGATACTGGGCACCAGGAACTCCACTCCTCGAATCGCCGCACACCGTTCGCAACACCGAAACTCGCATTTCGCAGCTAAGAAACCGCGTTGGAGTGAACCACTCGCGGAAAGCGTCCCCATTGAAGAGAGTGTGGACGCTCCTGCACATCAGCCCGTCGAAAGCCCCCGTCGCCGCGCCGTGGACGGCGGCGTCCTCAACTTCCTCTCTGTCTCGCAGCTGAAGCAATTCAGCCTGTGTCCGCGCCGCTGGCACTTCGCCAAGGTGCTGCGTTTGCCCGAGCCCGAGACGAAGGCGCAAGCCCTGGGCATTGAGGGGCACGCGCAACTGGAGCACTACCTCCGCACGGGCGAGGATGTCCTGGGCGACGTTGCGCGGGCGGGGCGCCATCTGCTTCCAGCTCCGGGCGCGGACCTCCTGGTTGAAGAGTCCTTCGGCACGCCCTCACCCCTCTCAGCGGATGGTGTCCCGTTCATCGGGCACATCGACCTCATCAACCCGCGCCGACTCGCGGAAGGCGTGCTGCGCGTCACGGACCACAAGTTCTCTTCCAACGTGGCGCGCTACGGGGCGACGCCCACGCAGCTGGCCGACGCGAGCACCGAGGCCGGATTGCAGATGGTTGGCTACGGCGTCTGGGCGGCCCTCTCCGACGCGCGCTTCCCAGGTGTCCGCGTGCTGGAGCTGGAGCACCTCTACTTCCAGACGCGCGGCGCGAAGCGTGCAGCGAGCGTGTTGGCCTCGGTGAGCGTCGAGCACGTCACGCGCGAGTGGACAGAGAAGGTCGTCCCCATGGTGCGCCGCATGCGCGAGGTGGCCCGCGCCACGCGCACCGCCGACGCGCCGCCCAACTTCGGCGCCTGCGAGAAGTACGGCGGGTGCCCCTTCAAAGCGCAGTGCCTTTCAGGAGAACGCACCATGTCCCTGTTGAACCGCGTCATTCCCAAGCCTCAGTCCCCCGACACCGTCGCGCAACTCCCGCTCACCGTGCCCCACCAGGTCATCCCCGTGCCGCTCGGGACGTGCGACAGGTGCGGCGAGACGCTGACGCCGGAGAACACCAGCAAGCTCCGTTCGGGTGACGTGCTGCATGTGTCCTGCCCTGGTGCCGAGGTGGCCGCCGTGCTGCCCCCGGACGCGCCGCCTGCATCGCCCACCATCGCAACGGACGCCGCGCCGAAGCGCCGTGGACGCAAGCCGAAGGTCCTGGACGTCCCGGTCGCCACGCCGCGCGTCGAGCACGAGGAGCCCGCCAACAGCTCACCGGCTGCGCCGAGTCCCCAGGGAGAGCGCCTGCGCCTCTTCGTGGACTGCATTCCCAACATGCCCGCGGAATCGCTGTCCGAGTACGTGGCCAAGGTGGCCGCCCAGGTGAGCGAGGCCGGCGGCGTGGCGGACCTGCGCTTCGCTGGAGCGGAGAGCACGCTGGGCTTCGGCAGGTGGAAGGGAGCGCTCTCCATGGCCATCCGCAACGCGCCGCCCGCGCCGGGAGCTTACGCGGCCCTCGGCCTCGCCCACTCGGAGCTGCTGCAACTCGCCGTCGAGGCCCTGGAGCCCTTGTGCGGCCCTGGTGACTTCGTGCGCGGTGCTCGCTGAAGGGAGTGGGGATGCGGCTTCTTGAACGACTGGGCGTCACGCACACGCCCGCGAGCCCCCCGCCGCTCGTGGAGCGTGCTCCGGTCTACGGGCGCTCTCCCGTGGGCTACTCGGCGGACCTCGGCCGCATCCTCGCCTTGCCTCGGCGGGATCTTGCCACCGCGTACACCTCGGCGGACATCGAGGCCCTGGAGGCCCAGCTACGCGCGCCACCCGGCCCGTGTAGCTGCGCGAGCATGTCCCCGCTGCGCCCGTGCCCTACGCGGTTGCGTCGAGTGCAAGCGCAAGCGCTCCTGGAAGCCTCACGCGTCGGCGGGCTCCTCGCGCCCATCGGCACCGGCCACGGCAAGGAGCTGACAACCTTCCTCATGCCCATGGTGATGCCGGGCTGCCGCGTGGCCGTCCTCTTCATCCCCGCCAACCTCCTGCCCCAGTTCCAAGTCGAGTGGAGCTACTACGGCGCGCACTGGCGGCTTCCCAACCTCGCGGGCGGCAGGTGGTTCCGCGTCGGCCTGCCGGTGCTCCACGTCGTCTCGTACAACAAGCTCTCCAGCCAGGAAGCAACGAACCTCCTGGAGCGCATCCGCCCGGACCTCGTCATTCTCAACGAGGCGCACAACCTCAAGGACCCGAAGTCAACGCGCACGGGCCGATTCCTCCGCTACTTCGAGGAGCACCCACGGACGCGCCTCGTGGCGCTCTCCGGCACCTTCGCGTCCAAGAGCATCAAGGACTACGCGCACCTCTCACGCCTGGCGCTCGGTGAGGGCTCGCCCTTGCCGCTCGCACACCACGTCATCGAGGAGTGGGGAACGGCCCTGGACCCAGGCAAGGTCGTGGCGCCTCCTGGCGAGTTGGAGCAGCTGTGCGAGCAAGGAGAACACGTGCGCGAGGGGTTCCAGCGCCGCCGCAACGCGACGCGCGGAGTGGTGGCCACGGAAGAGAGCGCGCTGGACAAGCCTCTCATCATCCGAGAGCGCCACATCAGGCCCGTACCCACGCAAATCCTCGCCCTCATCGAGCTGGCGCACGCGGGCGAGCGTCCGGACGGAGAGCAATTCCAGGAGCAGCTCCAGGCCGTGGCCTGCGCGCGGCAGTTGTCCGCCGGCTTCTTTCATCGCTGGCGCTACCCGAGGGGCGAGCCTCCAGAGCTGATTGAAAAGTGGTTCGCGCGACGGAAGGCATGGAACAAGGAAGTCTGGGAGGAACTCAAGGGCGAGCGTCGCGAGCACCTGGACTCGCCTGGGCTTCTCACCAAGGCTGCCATCCGCGCGCATCTGACGCCGCCCTACAACGGTGACAAGCCCGTCTGGCACGCAGGGACGTGGCCGGAGTGGGCGGAGATTCATGCCGCCGTGCAGCCCGAGCCCCAGGCCGTCTGGGTGTCGGACTTTCTCGTGAAGGACGCAGCGGAATGGGCGCGCTCGCGGGTGGGAATCGTCTGGGTTGAGTACCCGGAGCTGGGGGAGCGCATCGCCAAGGCGGCGGGCGTACCTTTCTACGGCGGGGGTAAGACTGCGTCCGAGTCCATCCTCCGGGAGACAGGGAAGCGCTCCGTAGTGGCGAGCATCAAGGCGCACGCTACGGGGAAGAACCTCCAGCAGTTCTCCCGAAACCTCGTGGTGACACCGCCCGCAGACGGCGCCACCTGGGAACAACTGCTCGCGCGCACGCATCGCCCCGGTCAGCAGGCGCCCTGCGTCGAGGTGGACGTGTGCCTGCACACTCAGGACTTCGCAGATGCGTTCGCCACGGCTCGTGAGCGAGCTCGATTCATCCAGGAGACGGATGGGCAGCCGCAGAAGCTCCTAATACCCCCAGAATCGCTACTGTCGCACACCACCCGGGTCATTCCCGACTCAATCAAGAAATGGTAGCTCAAATGAACGCGCACAGACCCAGCGGATTGCTCCGTGTAGACTCCGCAACCAACAGCCTGCGTAGAATGCGGAAGCAACGGGGGTTTCGAATGACGATTAAGCCGGACCGACTACGTTTGGCACTTCAAGAACTCGGCGCAGATGCGGGCTTCGAGTTTGAAGTGTTTGCCAATCGCTTTCTAGCCAGCGACTTTCCAGATCTGCGCCCTGTAGGCGGCATTCACGATGGCGGGCGCGATGCATTCCTTCATCAAAGCACCGAACTTCCCGACGTCTTCGTCCAACATTCAGTAACTCAAGATTGGATCAAGAAAATAAACAGCACAGTCAAAACATTACAGGAAAATGGCCACACGGTACGAGAATTAATCTACTGCACCAATCAAGAGATTCAAAAAAGGACCGATGATCTCAAGAAGACGCTCAGACAAAAGAAAATAACACTCGACATCAGAGATCAAGGCTATTTCACAACATTCTGCAACACAAACACAGACCGTTCAGCAGCTTCGGAAGATTTGGCAAGAAAGTTCGTCGACCCCCTCCTCCGCAGCAAGGGCGTGCCCTCCAGTTCCTCAACTGAACTAACTTCTGAGGAAGAGCGCGTAGCCCTTGTCTATCTTCAACTGGAGATCCAAACCAAAGATCCCTCGAAAGCCCTCACCAAATTCAGCTACGATACGCTAATTATCCATACACTCCGAGATTCAACCCCAGAAGCCCCGATTCCTCGTGCCAAACTCTACGACTCCCTTATACGGCTGATGCATAGAGCCGACCACGCGCGAGTGCGCATAATGATCGACAACGCATTGAAGCGCCTCACGGAAAGAGGCGTCATCAAACACCACATGAAAGATAGCGCATACACACTATCACACACTCAGCGCACCGAAATTAAATCACGCATCGAGCAGATGCTGGTTCAGAAGAACATAGTCGAGCATGAAGTCTCCGAGAGAGCCAAAGAACTCAAGGAGACCCTGGAGCTTGACTACGACTTCGACCCACAACAGATTGCCCGCGACGCCCTGACCGTAACGGATCACCTTATCGCAACCCAGGGCCGGCTCTCTGCGCTAACATTTATCGGGCGGCCCGGCGTCTACTATTCACGACCAGAATCGGCTGCCCAAGCAGCCAAACACATTTCCGAGAAATCCCCCTCGGTGCTCTTGTCGCTCCCTTCGCTCGGCGTCGACAAGTTTCTAGACTTAATACCTCCTCTCGTAGACTCAATCATCCGCAATCCGACCCCAGCAATAAGCCACCGTCTAAACGAAGCCGCTGACGCTTACTGTCTACTTTTTTCGCTGCGCGAGACAGGCGAAACACAGAATGCCCTAGAGAAGCTATTCCACGGCGTGAAGCTATGGATTGACACAAACATCCTAGTCCCATGCTTGGCCGAACAACTACTTCCTGAAGAGCAACGGCGAATGACTAACCTCCTGACGCTGACCGCACGCTCAGGAATTGAACTCCTAATTGGGGACGATGTCCTCAATGAGCTTGAGACGCACCTTGAGCGCCTACGCTACGCATTTCCTCGTAGATTCGCGAATCCGGCAAACACGCTCTCCGTCGCTCAATCCGCATACGCACAACCGCTTCTGGTTTCATCGTTTTTGGCCGCGACCAAACCGGCAAGATTTACGAGCTTCGACGAATTTATCGACACTTTCATGGGGCAAGGAAATCCGAAACAGGATCTCATTGACTTCCTAAAGCACGAACTGTCGATAGAATACAAACCTCTCGACCAAGACATGACCGACGCAGCAAGCCAGCCGGAGGTCGGGACACTCTTTGCCCAATGGAGTGAACAAAAAAAACAGAAGCCCTGGATGGACGACCAAGCATTTGCTCGACTAGTGCTTCATGACACGCGCTCATACCTCTTGGTTGAAAAACTCCGCGCGAGCGACAAATCTAGCGATGTCAAGTATGGATACCTATGGTGGTGGCTCACTCTTGATGGCGTCGCTTATCGTGTCGACGCAGAAAGACGCAAACATCGAGGAGTCCCTATCTGCATTGGCCCTGATTTCTTTCTGCGTTACCTTTCTGTTAGACCAAAATCAGCAGACGAGCATCGACGAATTCGCGACCTTCTCCCTGTTTCTGTTGAGATGGCTGCGCTTGGCTACATCCCCTCGGAACTCCGAGCCGAAGCTGAGAAGCTATTCGAAACGACTCAAAACCTTCCAGAGTATCTGCGACGTCGGAAGCTCCGCGACTTGGCTAATCAAGCAATCGCTGGGAGAGGGGATTTCGAAGCGAGAAATTCTCCGGACACAAAGCGGGCAAAAAAGTAGGACCCTAATTGCGATGCGATACGCCAGCTTCGCTGCCATTCTGACTCTCCCGTCCTTATCCTGAGCCACTTTCGGAAAGCGTCCCCATAAAGGGGGGTGAGGACGTCCTTTCGGCGTCCCTCCACCTGACTGGGGACAAGGGACATGAGCAACGCAGCACTCGCACGAATCGCCACCGCCCAGGCCGCCCTCGGCGCGCAGTACCTCAAGGCAGGCCGCTACCGCCTGGAGGTGCAGTCCATCCGCACGAAGGACGGCTTCAAGGGCCTGTCCGCCATCGCTGAAGTGAAGGTGGTGACGTCGGAGCGGACCCAGCCCAACACCGAGCCCACGCGGCCCGGCCTCGTCACCAGCTACGTGGAGAATCTCTCCGACGCGAAGAAGAACGGCGGCGGGCGCTTCAAGGCGTTCCTCATGGCCCTGGCCGGTGCCGAGGAGCACGAAGTCTCTCCGGACTTCATCGCCAAGTTCACCGAAGCGAAGCAGGCCGGCGCCTTCCTCCTGGTGGATTGCGACGTCTTCCCCAAGACGCTCCCGGAGAAGGACGGCAGGCCCGGCAAGGTCATCGAGGGCTACCGCTGGAGCAACGTGAGCCCCACGGACGCGGAGCTGGCCGACATCGAGTCCAATCGCGCCACCGCGAAGCTCCCGCCGCTCGCTGACGCTCTGGGCTGACGTCCTCTCCACCTCTGGAACTCCTGGCGCTCTCCCTTAGGGCGCCACGGCTGGCCCACGTCACGGGCCTTTCGGTGTTGTGCCTGTCCTCTTCAGCTTCGACACCGAGACGTACCCGATTCAACCCGGTCTCCTGGCGCCTCCGCTCGTCTGCGCCTCCATCGCCCTGGACGCGGCTGGAAGCGAGCAGCTCCTTTCCGTCGCTCAGGCCCGCGCGTGGTTCCGTGAGGCCCTCCGCGCTTCTGACGTCGAACTGACGGGCGCCAATCTCCCGTACGACCTGGGCATCATGTGCGCGGACGACCCTCGACTGGTGGACGACGTATTCGCCGCCGCCGAGGCGGGCCGACTCCATGACGTGGCCATCCGCGAAGCCCTCTTGGACATTGCCCGGGGACTCCATGGCGTGGACCCTGAGACGGGCCGCCCACTCGGAGATGACGAGGGCGCTCGCTACCCGCTGGCCCTCCTGGTGAGGCGACACCTCGGCCTCGACATCGGCGCCGACAAGCACGCCCCCGACGCATGGCGCCTTCGTTACGGGGAGCTGGATGGCGTGCCGCTGGAACAGTGGCCCGAGGGCGCCTTGAAGTACCCTCTACGCGACGCGCGCTTCACGCTGGACATCCACCTCTCCCAAGAGCGCGCCGCGTCAAGCATCCCCAACGGTGGCAACCTCCACGCCGAAGAGGACCAGGTCCGCGCCGCCCTCGCTCTGCACTTCGCCTCCGTGTGGGGACTGCGCACCCATGCCGGACGCGTCGAGCAGCTGCGCCGCCGCGTCGAGCAAGAGTGGAAGGCCAACCGCGCGCACTTCCAGGCCGCCGGCATCTTCCGCCCCAACGGCACCAAGGACTCCAAGCGCCTCGCCCAGTTTGTCACCACCGCCTACAACGGCTCGCCTCCCGTCACCCCGCCATCCTCCCGCTTCCCCGAGGGACAGGTGGCCACGGACCGCGACACGCTTCTGGACTCGGGCGACACGGTGCTGGAGGAGCTGGGCAAGGCCGGCAAGGTGGACAAGTACCGCTCCACCTACCTGGGCAAGCTGGAGGCCGGCACCACCACGCCCCTCAACCCGCGTTTCAACGTGCTGGTGTCCACGACGCGCGTCTCCAGCGACTACCAGCAGCTTCCCCAGCGCGGGGGAGTGCGCGAGTGCCACGAGGCCCGCCCTGGCTTCGTCTTCTGCTCCGTGGACTACGGCGGCCTGGAGCTGCGCACCATGGCCCAGCGTGCCATCTGGGACGTGGGCTACTCGCGGATGGCGGATGCGCTGCTGGCCAAAGAAGACGTCCACACCTCGGCGGCGGCCACCTTCCTGGGGGAGAGCTACGACGCACTCCTGCCGCGCGTGAAGGCCAAGGAGGCAACGGCCACATCCTTCCGCTCCCTCGCCAAAATCTTCAACTTCGGCAAAGGCGGGGGCCTCGGAGCCGGCGGCATGGCGTACCACGCACGCGCCAAGGACGGCGTCCGGTTCTGTCTGCTGGCGAAAGTGTCGGACACGTGCGGCATGGAGCGCGTCCCCGTGCGCGTCCAGGGCAAGGTGAAGATGGTCTGCGCCGCGTGCGTCGAGGTGTCGCGCCGCTACGGAGACAGGTGGCTCGACGCGTGGCCCGAGCAACGCGTCCTCTTCGGCCGCGCCAGCGCTCTCACGCGCAACGACCAGCTCGTGGACGTCATGATTCCGGGCGCCAACATCCTCCGGGGAGGATGCAGCTACACGCAGTGGCTCAACACGCCCTTCCAGGGACTCGGTGCCGTGGGCGCAAAGCTGGCGACCTGGCGCGTGTCTCGGGAGATGTACGCGGACCGTCGCTCTCCTCTCTGGGGCTCGCGCCTCGTCCTCATGGTGCATGACGAGTTGGTGGCGGAGCTGCGCGCGGACTGCCCCAACCGGCTCCACGGTGCCGCCGAGCGCATGGCGGAACTCATGCGTCAGGCGATGCGTGAGGTGACGCCAGACCTCGCGGGTGCCATCGAAGCCGAGCCAGCCCTCTCGCGCGTGCTCTCAAAGGACGCGGCCACGGTGAGGGACAGCACGGGGCGTCTCCTGGTGTGGGAGCCAGACGCGAAGAAGGCGGCGTGAACCAGTCGCGGAAAGTGTCCCCATTCAAGAAGGAGTGAGCACAACACCTCCTTCCGAGAATCCCCCCGCGCATCGCGCCGCGAAGTTCGCCTCCATCGACCCTGGCCTTCGGCATTGCGGTGTCGCCCTGTTCGACGTGCCGGTGGACGGACGCGCGACACTCCTGGCCGCTGGGTTGCCGAAGAATCCCGAGCGTCAGGACGGAGAGCTGTCGCTGGCGTCGTGGGCGTCCATGGCCTTCGCGGTCCGCGAGTGGCTCCGTCCCCGCGTGGGCGACGAGCCCTTCCAGCTCATCATCGAGATGCCCCGCGTCTACGCCGCCGCGCACCAGAAGGGCGACCAGAACGACCTCATCCAACTGGCCGGCGTCGTCGGCATGCTCGGCGGCTTCCTGCCGAACGTCGCCAGCCGTCGCAGCGTGTACCCGCGCGACTGGAAGGGCACCGTCGACGCGGACGCGTTCATCGAGCGCATCAAACAGCGACTCGACGCCGCCGAGCACCTGCGCGTCGAGCTGCCCAGCGCCGCCACCCTCCATCACAACATCTGGGACGCCATCGGCATCGGGCTTCACACCCTCGGTCGCCTCGCTCCCCGCCGCGTCTACCCGAGGTAGCCATGTCCGAGCCCATCTCCAACAGCTCGGAGGACACACCTACGTTTCTCACCGTGGACGAGGCCGCCGCTTTGCTGCGCGTAAACCGGAAGACGCTCTACGAGGCCATCCGGCTCGGTCAGGTGCCAGGAGTCGTACGCATCGGAAAAGCACTCCGTATTCGGCGGGATGCCCTGGTAACGTGGCCCTCGGGTAAGGGCCGTGATTCTGCGCTTGGGAGTAGACGATGAGCGTCAGATTGCGGAAGTGGACGACGAAGGAAGGGAAGTCAGAGGAGGCGTGGCAAGTGGACTTCGTGTATCAGCACGCGGACGGACAGAAACAGCGAGTCGTGAAGTTCTCGCCCGTTCAGACCCGTCGGGGTGCTGAGGCATACGAACGCGACCTGCGCAACGCCCTACTCAACGGGACTTTCGGAAAGGAGAAGCCAGGGGAGGATAGCCCGCTCACGTTCGAGCAATTCACGCCACGCTTCCTCACCTACAGTGAGAACAACAACAAACACTCAAGCGTCGACAGCAAGCGACAAATTCTTAGAGACCATATCCTCCCATTCTTCGGGAAGATGGCTCTTGAGCGCATTGGTTCAGCGGAGACTGAGGACTTCAAGGCGCTCATGCGCAAGAAGAAGTCGGCGGCTCACAAGCTGAAGGAGTCCTCGTCAAAGCGAGCTATCCAGAAGCGGCTGAACAGAGCGCCCAAGCCCCTGAGCTTGAAGACCATCAACAATGTTCTGGCCGTGCTTCAAACGCTGCTGGCACTCGCGGAAGAGCAAGGAGCCATCCGGCAGGCGACGCGCGTGAAGCTCTTCAGGAAGCTACCGAAGCCTCCTTTCGACTTCCTGTCGTTTGAGGAAGCCGAACGTCTTCTCGCCGTTGCTGCGCCGGAATGGCGCGCCGTGCTGTTCGTCGCGATCAAGGCAGGTCTTCGGCAGGGAGAACTTATTGGGCTCCAGTGGAACGACCTGGACTTGCCGCGCAGCACGCTCCACGTCCGCCGAAGCATCTGGCGAGGGGTGGAGGGCTTGCCGAAGGGCGGTCGCGAGCGGTCGGTAGAGCTGCCTGTGTCCGTCGTGGATTGTCTCAAGGCCCACAGGCACCTTCGTGGTCGATTCGTCTTCTGCCAGGAGGACGGACAACCACTCACCAAAGGCAAGATGTCGGCACCGCTTCTCCGTGCACTTCGGGCAGCAGGCATCACCCGAGCAGTGGGCCAAATCGGTTGGCACGACCTGCGCCATACCTATGGCAGCCACCTCGCAATGAGAGGTGTCCCGCTGAAAGTGATTCAGGAGCTGATGGGGCATTCGACCATCGAAATGACGATGCGCTACGCCCACCTGAGTCCCGACGCCAGGAGAGATGCGGTCAACGTGCTGGACCGCCCGATTGCGCTGGCATGCGACATACGTGCAACACAAGCAGGTGCCCTTGCTAACCACCCGTAA